TAAAAGATATTTAATTAAGAGACGCCCGACTCTTAATTTAGTAATACCTAATCAAGAAAGATTAGGTAGAAAACTACCATTTCATCAAGGTATATTTTATAAAAATGGTAGAGGACAAGGCACTATATGGATGCCTTTAACAAAAGCATATGATACTAACTCTATGTATGTAGTAACTACAAATAGTTCTAGAAGAATTACTAAAGCTCTGATAGAAAATAAGTGGGATCAGAAAATGTTTGAACGTGAATGTTTAGCAGTAGCTTATCCAGTAAATTTAGAGGTAGGACAGGCACACTTATTTCATCAAGAAATACTACATGGTAATGTGAATAATAAAACTGATATTACTAGAATGGCTATAGATTGGCATGTACTATTAGAAGGAGAAGAATTTGGGGGCAGACTCCCTGGTGGATTCTTTAGATTACCTAATGATACAGAGTATAAGGTAATAGATCATACAAATCATACCTGTGTAGGATACATAGGTAATAACACAAACTATGATAAAGACATTCCTCTTAATTTACAAAGAGATGCTTTACGTACATTTTGTAAAACTCGTAGTATACCTAATAATATGATGCAAGTTGAAAATGAATATCTACATTGGATGCCTATATTAGAAGAGTTGTTAGAATCAGAAATAGATGTTATAGTTATGAGTAGTATATACTCTTTACCTGATGAAATAGTTAGAAGAGATAAGTTGTTAAATTTAGCACTAGCAAATAAAATTACTATATGGTTTGTTAATGAAGAGTTTTGTTTAAATACAGAAGAAGAAAAAGAAAAAATTAATACATATTTAAATTTTGGACATAAGCATAAAGGATGGATGCCGTGGGAGACATGATATTACAAGAAACTAGTATAAATTATGATTTATCTTTTATACATAATATTGAATGGTTTAACTATAAAGACCCTTTAAAAGATATTATGACTCACCAACTTAAGGAACTGCATGCACCATATGGAGGTATGCCCTCTAGCTATACAGATGAAAATACTATCATATATCAAAAATTCTTATCTAAGTCTGAAATAGATTATGAGATCTTAAGTCAGCAAACAAATATAGATATATATACTGTATCCGTAATAAGACAAAGACCAGGAAATTGTATACCTTTACATGTAGATAAATTCTATAAACTAAGGCAAATTAAACCTGATGGTAAACCTGTTAGGGCTAATATTTTTGTAGAAGATTGGGCAGACGGACATATACTTCAGTTTGGACACGAGTTAAAATGGAATTGGAAAAAGAACACAGGATGGATATTTAATGAACATGTTCCTCATCTATCAGGCAATTGCGGTATGCAAGATAAATATACCCTACAACTATCAGGATTTTTTAAGTAATGGCAATTAGATATACAAATTTACCAGATAATAAAAGTAAACCTTTTGGCGGAGCATATAGTGTTCATGATAGAGAGTTAACTACTTATAGAGATGAAACTATAAGAATGTTTACTGTTAATAATAATTATACAGAAAAAAATGCAGAAATAATTAAACAAGACTTTCTACAAACATACAAACAATGGATGTTTAGCCATTTTCCAAGAGTTAAAGGAGTAGAGCAATATACTCATATGTGTTTTACACAAGGAACTACAGAATCTTTTGCACAGTTTTATATTAGATACAGAGATAATCATAGACTACGAATAGCAAAAGGTGAATATTTCTATAACCAAATGATGAAATCATTATGGTATAGCGATAATTTTGCTTGGTTAGACGATGAACCTATTAAAGAAGGTGATGTAGTATTATTGAGTGTTCCTTTTGCTGATACAGGCGCAGTGCCTAGTAGTCTTGAAAAAATATTGTGTGATTGTGATAGGCTAAAAGTTCCTGTTATGTTAGATTTAGCATATCTTAATCTAGCTATAGATTTAGACTTTGATCTATCGCATCCTTGTATAGAATATGTAGTATCATCCTTATCTAAAGTATTTCCTATAGAGAATCATAGAGTTGGCATACGTTTACAAAAAGAACCTTTTGAAGATCAAATATATGTAATAAATGAATATAACTATAATTATATTAATTTACTAAGTGCATTTCTTGGCACTGCTATGATGAAAAAATTTCCTGCTGATTATGTATTTAGTAAATATCATGATAAGCAACTTGCACTTTGTCAAAAACTTGATTTAGTACCTTCCTATTGTGTATATTTTGGTATAGACTATTCTGGACGCTTTAGAGAATATAACAGAGGCGGCAATGGAAACAGGTTATGTTTCTCAAGAATCTGGGATGGAAGAATGACATATGAGTTGTAATAATGACTGGGATCCTTTAGAGGAAATTATAGTAGGTACAGCTGATTACTGTAATATACCTATTCCTAATATTAGTACTTTAAAATGTCAGTATCCAGAATTTGAAGAGGAGTATGTTAAATCAGTAGCAGGGTATTATCCTCAACAAATACTTGACGAACAAAATGAAGATTTAGAAGTATTTAGTAATACTTTAAAAGAACTGGGTGTAAAAGTGCATAGACCAAATACACAATATGCACAATCAAATGTAGAATCACCTACATGGCATGGTAAAAATTGGCATTACTATTCTCCCAGAGATCTTACTCTTATTGTGGATGATAAAATCATAGAGACACCTTCTCCTATATGGAATAGACAATTTGAAACATGGGGTTATAGAGATATTTTTACTAATCTTTTTCATGAAGGCTATTCATGGTTAAAAGCCCCTATACCTTTACTATTTAATGAAAACTACAAAGAAGATACTAACGGTGTTCCTGCACTAAATAATAAAGAAATTTTATTTGAAGCAGCTAATTGTGTAAGAGCAAATGACGATATTTTATATCAAGTATCTAACACAGGCAATAGACTTGGTGGAGAATGGTTGCAACGTATACTAGGTGATAAGTATAAAGTACATATCACAGAAGGTCTATACTCTTACGCACATTTAGATAGTACTATAGTACCTGTTAGAGAAGGATTAGTAGTGTATAATGCCTCTAGAGTAACATTGGACAATGAACCAGAAATGTTTAAATCTTGGGATAAAATCTGGATAAATGAATGTGTAGGAGAAACAACAGCACCAGCTGGATTACCTTGGGGAGCTAGTGAGTGGATTGGTATGAACTTTCTTAGTGTAGATCCAAATCTTGCTATTGTAGATAAAAAACAAGTAGAATTACAAGTAAAACTAAATGCTGCAGGTATCCACACAATACCTTTAGAATTACGGCATGATAGACTCCTAGCTGGAGGATTTCATTGTGTAACTTTAGATTTAAAAAGAAAGAGAGCCTAATAGTAGATGGCGTATAATAAAAGTAAAGCTAAAGGTTCAGCATATGAACAGAAAATAGCTAACTTATTAAGTAAAGAGTTTGATGTAGAGTTTAGAAGAGTTCCATTATCTGGGGCTATAGATTATTTAAAAGGAGATATATGGACACCACATGATACTGCGTGGTGGCCTTATTGTATTGAGTGTAAACATTATAAAGAGATTCAATGGAATAATTTGTTAACTTCCAAAACTACTAATATATTTGGATTTTGGGAACAAACAGTGCGTGAAGCAGAAGTAATGAAAAAGAAACCTCTATTACTATTTAGATGGGATAGATCTAAAGATTTTGCAGCATATGATGATGATACAGAAGTTGAAGACTATGTAGAGATTTCATCTTTTGGGCATAAGTTTAAAATATCTAGATTAGATGACTGGATTAAAGCAGTAAAGAAAGCTGATAAGTTACCTAAGTATAGGGAAGAGAAGTGATATAGCTATTGCTAACTTGTTTTATATTTGTTATATTTATTTATAAACACAGGAGATAAATATGACTAAATCATGGAATGATCTTGCAGATGTGCAAGAGACTGACTACTCAGATCACAACAATCTATTAATTATTGATGCAAATAATTTATCATACCGCTGGCTTCGTAGACCAAATCACGATTCTTTTGCAGATGACTTTATTCGCACTATCGAATCACTAGCAAAGTCGTATCAAGCTAAACGTACTATTGTATGTTTTGACTTTGGTAAAAGCTATTATCGCATGGAAATGCTAGAAGACTACAAAGGCACTCGTACAAAATCTGATGATCCTGATGAAGTAAAACGCTTTGAAGAGTTCTTTGCAGTACTTAATTCTCTCCCAGATGAAATTCATGATGAGGTAGTAAAGTTTCGAGGTGTTGAAGCTGACGATACTCTTGCGTGGATTACCCAGAATCTATCACAGAACTACAATCATACTTGGGTTGTATCTTCAGATAAAGATTTGCTTCAACTAATCAAAGAAGATGTATCAGTATTCAATATATTCGGACGTAAAGAAGTAACACTAGAAACTCTACAAGAAGATCTAGAACTCACACCTGCACAGTTTATGATGTCTAGAATTATTGAAGGCGACAAAGGCGATAATATTATAGGTATTGAAGGTATCGGACCTAAACGTGCACAAGGACTAGCTAAAGAGTATAAAACTTTAGATAATCTATTGGCAGCTTTACCACTAAAAGGTCGTGCTAAATATATACAAAATCTAAATGCAGGTAAAGAAAGATTAATTAG